CCTAGCCAGGTATCGACGAAGGCATAGGCCGCACGCCGTTCTGCATCGGCACCGGCGGTGAGCCAGTCGTAATCTTCAAGTTGCAGGCGGTCGAAGGCAGGCCAAGCCCATCCGGCTGGCAGGTTTGCGCGGTAGAGTTCGGGCGTTTTCGAATTGATGATGGTCGGCGTGAAGACGAGGATCAACAACTCGGCAGGCCCTTGCGCCGCAGCCCGCACCGCAGCCGCCAGCGTGGCAGTCGATTGCGCAAGTAGTACACCTGCCGCATCAAGCAGGGCCTTGGCCGCCGCATTGAGCGGAGCGGAAAGACTGGCGATGACCGGCGGATTGCCGCCGAGCGCAGCCTTGGCAGCGTCGTCGTACAAGCAGATCTGGCCTGTGGGCGTGATCCACCACCATGGCTCCCCGATCTGGAATCGGACGGGCTGTCCGGCAAATTCGAGCAGCGCGACGAAGCCACGGGCGACGTCGGCCAGCCACCCTATCGCCTCCTCGTTTGCGGGCGAGAGCAGCGTGGAAGGCGGCACCCAGCCGGTCAGCGCGGGGGCGCCGCTGGCGGTTCGCTGCTTCCAGCTTTCGGGACAATAGGCGTCGAACAGTTCGTAGGAGAGCGAGGCGATGACCTCGAACCCGCCGGCCTTCGCGCGTTCGAACAGGTTGCGGTGCCACACCGAAGCGGGTGTGCACAGGGCACCGGCGGGGTCAGCCTTGAGCGATCCATCCGTCTGCCGCGCGAGCCGCATGAAGTGGCTCATCCCGACATAGTGGACGATGTCTTCGCGGTAGCCGAGCCCTGTGATGGCACGCAGCAGCCGAGCAGGAGTCTGGTTGTAGGCATCGTCAAAGGCGGTTGCCATCCGCTCGCCATGCGGCGGCACGAACACGTCGCCGAGCTCAAGCATCGCCCGGGAGCCGTCGGCGCGGATTCCCGACATGACCACCGATCCGTCGAACCGCGCGGGCAGGAGAGCGGTGCTACCAGCCACGAAGCCGGGCGCGACCAGCGAGATGAACATGCGGTCGATATCGCCAGCAAAGATCGGTACACCGGGAAGGGTGTAGCCGCCTTGTAGCGACGAAAAAGGCAAGGTGATGCGCGCATCGGTCGGCGTCCCCTGCGCATAGTTCCAGAGCCGGATATACCAGGTGCGCGCGGCGCCCGCGGCGTCCCGGCCCTCGATCGTAAGGGTCGGACCGTTGGGCTGGTCGAGGGCGGTCACACCCGACGACTGCCAGCGGAAGCTGAGCGTCGTATAGCGGTAATCCCGGTCGGTCGAATAGGCGAGTAGCGGGTGATCGAGCGTGTCCGCGCTCTCCCAGATAAGCCCCACGAGCTCGCCAGCTGTGTGCAGCTCAAGATCCACGCGCAGCGAGTCGGGGCCGGTGGTGACCACCGATGCCATCGCGGGCCGCGGAAAGTTGACCGTCCAGAAGCGCGGATCGAAGTGCTGCATGAACGTGCTTTCCTGCGCGCGGCGTTCGCGGGCGAGCCAGAATGCCATCGCTATCTTCCTTGCTTAGGACTGTTGCAGCGCGCGGCGCACGGCGCTCGCGATCTGGCGCGAGGAGCGCTGCATCGCGGTAGGCGCAGCCTGCCCGCGCGGCACCGCGACCTGGATCGCGACCCGCACGTCGCGCCCCGGCGCGCCCTGACCAGTCTCGACCCGGCCTGACGAGGTCGGCACGAAGACCTCGGGGCCGCGCTCGCCGACAAGATAGGCTTGCCCCGGCGCGACAGGCCCTCCGGTGGCACGACCGGGCAGGCCAGACAGCGCGCCGATCGATTGCCCCACAATGCTGCCTAGGCCGCCACCGCCACTGCCGCCGCCTGCGCCGCCGAACAGCGAGGAAATGCCGGATTGCAGCGAATAGCTGGCGATCTCCGACAGCGCATTGAATGCAACCCGCTTGAGGTCGTCGAAACCGAGGCTTCCGCGCCGCAGGGCGCCAAGCAGGCCGTTCTCAAGCACATTGCCGGCGCGCCCGAAGCCGTCGACTAGCGAGGTGTCGAGCGAGCGGCGCATCGTCTCGACGTCGCTGGCGAAGCCGTCGGTGCGGGCGCGCACGTCGATCACGAGGGAATCAAAATTGTCATTCATGGGCATCGCGCTCCATCATGCGGGCAATCGTGTCACGGGACGGCGGGGGAGGGGCGGCAAGTTCGTTGGGGGCGGCTAGTGCCATCGCCAGTTCGGCGGGCGTGGCGGCCCAGAACTCGGCAGGGCGCCAGCCGAGAAAGCGGGCGGCGAGCGCGCAGCAGCGGGGTGCACCGTCATTGAAACAGGCGGTCATGCCTCGCCCTGCAGTACCTGTGCGAGCACGGCGCGCACAGGTGCGGTCGCGCTGACCAGTCCCATCGTCAACACCGCCTGACCGACCGCGACCCGTTCGGGCCGAGCTTCGCCAGGCAGGCAATGCCACAACAGCGCGGTCATCTCGGTCAGTGTAAGCGTGCCGTGCGCGGCTCGCTCGACCAGTGCGAACAGCGATCCCAGCTCGGCCTCGGCCAGCACCAGGTTCTCGAAGCTGGGGCGCAGCACGTAGGTCACGCCGCCGACAATCAGCGCGGCCTCTCCGCGCAACGGGTTGGGGGCAGGCATCACGCCGCCACCACCGGCCCGGAACTTTCAAGCTGGAGTGTGTAGCTGCGCTCGCCGTTGAAGTCCCCGGCATAGTCGAGCCGCTGGACGAGGAACCGCCCGCGCAGCTTCGCCCCGTCCTCGAAGGACAGCTCGTAATCGCCGAGCGTCCCGTCGAGGGCGCGGGTGCGAACCGTGTTTTCGGCCGTGCTGCCGAGGAAGATCCCGGCCGCGCTGACCGACACCGAGCGGGTGCCGGCGCCGGACAGCAGGTCGCGCCAGCCCCCGGACTGCTTGTGGGTGACGACCACCGTGTCGCCGTTGATCGACATCTGTGTAGTCCTGAGCCCCGCGATTGTCTGATAGACTGGGGGCGTGGCCCCGTTGGTGATCTTGAGCAGGAAGGCGGCGCCGGATTGTGCGGGCATGGGTCTACTCCGTCAGAGGGATTCGAGAATGCGGAAGCGGTATTCGAGCAGTGCGGCCCGCCGATTGTCCGTGCGGGCCTCGCTGCGCGAGCGCAGGAAGCGGATCGAAGCGAGCTCGAAGCCGGGCTGGAACGTCGGCAGGCCAAGCACGCGCCGTTCGATCGCCGACAGCAGCGAAGAATCGCCGGCAGTCGCATCGGTGTAGCTTTCGAGTTCGAGTGCGATCCGGATCTCCCGGCCCGCGCGGTCCTTGGTGCCCCAGTCGATCCCCGCACTGGCGGCGATGCCGAGCCACGGCGGGGTGGCTGAAAGCGGGGCCTCCTCCTCGATCGCATTGATCGAGGCGAGCGCCGGATCCGCGCGCAGCCAGGTGATCACAGCGGCACGCAGATCATTTTCCATCGCGGTTCTCCTCGAAGATGTCAGGCCACAGTGCCTTTGCCGAGCGCCACTCGTGCCGTGCAGGCGTGCGCCCGCCGCGCTGGGCGAGGACCGTGGCAGCGATCTTTGCGGCGCGCTCGCGCAGGCGCTGAACCAGTTCCTGCGTGCTCGCGGAGGCCTCAATCATCAGAGCCGAACCTCGCGCCACGGCCGCCACAAGGCGGTGACGGTAGCGGGCGGTATTGCAGCCGCCTTGTCGTCGCGGCTGCGGAAATGGTGCGCGGCAAGGCGGATCACGCCGTGCCGCAGCGGAGGCGGGAGACTGGCCCAGTCATTCGCGATCCCGACCACCACCTGTAGCGCCAGCCCGCGTCCCTCAAGGGGCCGCACCAGCTGGACGCAGGCGCTCCCGGCGATGCGCCATTCGATCACGTCGGTAAGCGTGGCGATGGTCTGGCGGCTCCCGTTCGCAACGATGAGCGCCGCGCTGGTCAGCTCGCTCACCGGGCGGGAGACAAGTTCCTGCCACCCTGCGACGAGCGGGACGGTCTCCTCGACCGTCTGGCGCAGCGGGGTCTTGCCGGTGAAGGCCTCGCAGATGGTCAGGCTGGTCTGGAGCAGTCCGGAAAGCGTCTCGTCTTCGTTGGGCCGGCTGATCCCCAGCCAGTGCTTGAGCTCCGCCAGCGCAGCGTCGCCGGGCACCTGAGGCTGCACGATTATCCGCTGCATCGCGGTTTCTCCAAGAATGAAATCCAAACGAAAGGCGCCCGCATCGCACGGTCAGGCAGGGAAAACGGCCTGAGGCGATGCGGGCGCAAGAACCGGCGAGGCGTGCGAAGGGGGTACACACGCCTCGCCGGGGAACGAAGCTGAGAGGGGCGCCTCAGGCTTCGATCTTGAGCAGTTTAATTGCGTTCGAATCCAGCACCTTCCCGCCGATCCGCTTGGTCGAGTAGAAGTGGACGAAGGGCTTGTTGGTGAAGGGATCGCGCAGCACCCGGGTGGCGCTGCGTTCGGCGATCAGGTAGCCGTCGCGGAAGTTGCCGAAGGCGATCGGGAAGGCTCCGCCAGCGACATCGGGCATGTCCTCGGCCTCGATAATGGGGTAGCCAAGCAGCCGGTTGGGCTGGCCCTCGGTCAAGCCCGGCTGCCAGACGAAGGCCCCGTCGCTCGTCTTCAGCTTTCGTACGGCTGCCAGCGTCGTCGCGTTCATCACGAACGTCGCGCCTTGGCGGTGGCCCGCCTTCATCGCGTGGACGAGGTCAATCAGCTTGGTGTCGAGCGAGGTGCCGAGACCCGTGGCGTTGCCGGTGCCGATGTACTGCACCGCACCGAATGCGCGCGAATTGTCGTCGGTGGTCGCCTTGATCGTGTTGAGGAAGCCCTCGGGCTGGTTGACTCCGGTGCCCCTGACGAAGGCGGCACCTTCGGCGCGGGCGAACTCGGTCGCGATCTCGTTTGCGAGCCAGTTCTCCAGATCGAAGGCGGCATCGTCGAGCATCACCTGGCTGGCAGCCGGATTGGCAAAGAGGTCGCCGGTCGGCGGGGCGATTTCGGCGAACTGCGGCGTTCCGGTTTCGGGACGTGCGGCTGCCTCGCTGACCCAGCCCGAGGCGATCCCACTGGTCGAAATGAGCTTGCGATAGCCCGAAGATCCGGTCTGCACCACTTGGGCGATCGAGCGGATCGGGCTGATCTTGGCGAGCCGCGAGGCGATCAGCGCATCGATCTGACGCGGGACGGCAAAGCCGCCATCAGCCGGGCTGATGCCGTTGATGGACTTCAGCTCGGTTTCGCGGCCCAGCCGTAGGTAGCCATCGATGAAGCTTTTCACCTCGGGCGCATTGCTCGCCGGGGCCGCCCCGCCCATCGCCGGACGGATGGCGGCACGAGCAACCTTGTCGAGCCGCGACTTCACCTCGTCGACGTCGCTGCGCAAGCTTACGATGTCGGCTTCAGCCTGATCCTGCCGGGCGAGGATGTCGAAGCTGGCGTCCATGGCGTCGGCGGCGTCGGTAGCGGGGGTGGATGTGGTGTTCATGGGTAGTGGCCTTTCGGTTGAGGATGGGGACGGAGGGGCTGGGCTAGGCAAGGAAATGTACTCGTGCGCCGTGCTGGAGCGGGTGGGTGACGAGACTGACCTCGAAGAGCTCGATCTCGAGCAGTTCGCGCCCCGCCTGGAACTGGCGCGCTTGGCGGGTGCGGAATCCGAAGCTGAGGCCGTTGACCTTGCCCTGGGCGAGCAGATGGGCCGCACGGCTGTCCGGACGATCGATCCGTGCGATCACCCTGAGGCCGCGCGCATCCTCGCTAGCCTGCTCGATGAAGCCGATCGGCTGGTCGGGACGGT